TTATTCGCCAGCAGTTTCACGAGATTCATTCTCGACCTCCTGACGCTTCACGCTGACAAATGAACGCGCCACCGCATAGCCGCCGACAATGCCCAAATACACCGCCCAAATTTCCGCCGACGGATCGGGCAACATCACAAACTTAAACGTCCCAGCCGCGCAGGCAACGTTTGCCCACAGTTTCGAGTGCGACACATTGCCTGTCGCCGGGTTTTTAAAAATATCCAAAATACGCATTGCTATTCCACACTTTTGGTTTGCAGGTGCCGTTTCAGCATTTCCCGATAATTGGCCAGTTCGCCCTCCGCAAATTCAAACGCAGCCAAGTCCGCCTGTTCGCTTGCCTCACGGCTTTTGGCCGACCACAGCCCAATCATCTTTTCGTAAAACGCAACCTGTCCCATGATTAACGACGATTCTTGCGTTTGCGCGCCGCACGTTTAGCAGCCGCCACGCCTGATTTACCCAAGCGCAGGCTCGGATGTTGTTTCAAAGAGCCTACCCGAACAGGGCTTGGCGTGATTTTGATTTCAGGTAACGGTGGTACGCCAAAATCGTTTTTCAACTTTGCACAATGGGCAACACATAAAGCAATCAAAGACTTTTTCATACCTTCGCCGCTCCCAATTCCATCGCAATCGCGTCCGCAATCGCGCGGCAGATGCCCCATTTGGTCGTCTTAAACAAGGCCAAATCAGTGTCGTTACTGATAAAAAACGGCTCAAACACAATGCCGCCTGCCTGCGCATAAGCCAGGCGCGAATGCCGGCCCGCATTGTCGGGTTTAAAGCCGTCTTCGCCGCGCAGTTTCCAGCCGGTTTTCTTGGCAACGGCTTTGCTCAACACCTGACACCAGCGTTTGTTTTTAACGGTACTCAAGGCTTCGATGCCTGTCGCCGCTTTGCTGACGGCAGCGTTGGTGTGAAACTCAATCGCCACATCCGAGCCGCGAATCAGCTTGACCGCTTCGCGCAGCGGCATATTGCCTTTGCCCGTGCCGTCGGTTTTAACGGTCAGGCCGTAATCGTTACGCAGGATTGAAGCCACAATGTTGCGCATATCCTGCGCCAAGTCCGCCTCACGGTCGCTGCCGTTGACTGCGCCCGGGTCGGTGTTACTGTGTCCGGCAGTCAGACAAATAATTTTGCTCATTAAAGCCTCCCTCAAAATCAGATTAAAATGCACTTTCAGAGGCTTACATTTTCAAACGGCATGGCTTTTGCAGCGGGCGAAACAGTGTCAGTAGGCAACAAAAAAGCCGCCTGTTGTTCAGACGGCCTTAGAATCGTTTATTTTATTTTTTCGGCAAATTGGCTTCAGCTTCCGTTATTGTTTTACGGCATTCTTGCATTGATTTTCGGTAATTTTGATAACTTTCCTTATCTAAATCAGTTGTACCGCCTCCACCGCTTGTTACCATACTCTTCATCAGGATTTCTGCATCTTGCGCAGCCTGTTTGCAGACGCGGTATGGGTCATCATCTCCATTCGTGTCCGCATAATAAGCGACTGCTTGAGTAATATTTTCACGATACTTTGCAAGATTTTCTTGATTAGGTATTTCTCCTTTTAAAAACCTCTCAAAATCCCCGCCAAGGCCTTGTTGCAATACACGGAAACGGGCGGCGCGTTCAAAATAAAAAGCCTGTTTCTCATCTGCAAATTGATATTTATTGGCAAAAAAATACTGCTCCGCATCAGCTTTCTGCGATTGTTCTTGCCCACACGCTGCCAAACCCAACGCCAGCAGCACAAAATAAAACTTTTTCATATTTTTCTCCAAAATAAAATGCCATACATCTGCATGGCATTCCATTCTAAAACAAATTCTCCTGCTCCGCTTCCTTATCCGCCTGCTTTAAAATTCGCCACACATGGCGGTCGCTTAGGCGGTGTGCCAAGGCCAAATCGTTAACGGCCTCATAAGCAGGGGTACCGCCTGCCGTCTGCCGGTCAAACTGACTGCGGATTTTACGGTTTCGCAACTCATACAAGGCCGTCTCGCAACGGGGTATAAACAGATTGCACGGAGCCATTGCCTCCACCAGCCGACCGGCCGCCTCACTGCCGATAATCTCTTCCAAGTATGCAACACGGGATTGACTGTTTTTCGTATAACCCTGCCGCAAAGGATAAGTCGTACCGCCCATCAGGCGCACCAGCTCCAGCGTTTCATTAAACCCGATGACCGTAATCAACGCTTGTACACTATCAGGGAGCAGATGCTTGACCGCATCAGGCAAAGCCGCTTTCGCAATCTCAAAGAGTTCGTCATCCGGCAAAGATTCGCCCAAATTCAGCGCAACAGACACGCGGCTATAAAGTTGCACCAGCTCGCCATGCTTACCGCGCAGGTTGGCCACCAGTCGGGGCATACCGCTCAACACCAAGCCGCAGCCAGTCTCATCGTGCAGACGGCGTACAATTTCAAGGGCGCGTAACGGCAGGTTTTCCGCTTCATCGACCACAATCAGACGGCCCGAATCGCGCAGGCGGTCAGATACAGACTCAAACAAATCATTCAGGCTGCCCATCGCCGATACCTTCGCCGCCGTCGCCAACTTGCGCATCAGGACCAAAGCCGTAAAGCTCGGATTAGCCTCAATCAAGATGGCCGCAGGGTTTTTATCACAGTAGTTTTTGACCGCCTGAGTCTTGCCCAAACCCGCCTGACCGTAGATCACCACTGTTTCGCCGCCTTCGTGCGCATCGCGCATCACTTCCGCAATACGGCGGGTCGTCTTAGTCGATACAAAACCCAACACCAGCTCTTCGCGTTGCGCTTTACTGTCCTGCATCTCCAAAAACGCCTCGATTTTCGGCTCGATGGTTTCATAATTACCGCCTTTTTCCGCATAAGTGCCGTTCAGATACATACTGATGGATGCCGGCGAAGTACCGATACCGCGTGCCAGTTGAGTTTGGTTCATGCCTGATTTGGCTTTAAATTCAGCCAGTTTTTGTTGCAATGTATGATTGATTTGTTTCATTTTTTTAGTCCTTTTAAAAGAGGTTTAAAACCGTTTTAACTTCTATCCGCCTCAAATAGCACAAAATCGTCCGTGCCCGTTTTCGGCAATACCGCATACTCCGCCTCGATGACGTTTCCGCCCAAATTTCCCAGCTCGTCCCAAGCTGCCGCCTGTTCCAGTGCCGGATTGACTTCCGCATTCGCGAGCTTGATTGCATTTTCCGCCCGCTTGATTTTGCCTTTTCGGCGGTTTTCCGCCAGTTGGTCGCGTCGGCTGACCGGGAACGCCTCGCGGGTATTGCCGTTGATTTGCGCCTTAGCGATGAACTTGCCATCCATATCAAATACATTGACAAAATCAGCGTCGTCCAAATCGTAGCTGACCCGTACCTCGTCTTTGTGATACTCCGCCAGCTCGGTTGAGAAATAAGAGTTGTTGAACAAATCCAGCCAACCGCGCTGTACCTTTCGCACCTCTTGCGGCATAAACATCGTCGCCAGCTCTTCCGCCGACAACATATCCGGCGCGATACCGTCCTGTTCCAGCCTCATTTCCCGATAAGCCTTCGGCGTATAATGCCCACCGTCCGGATGTCGGGGCAGCTCGCCGTGCGGACGGTTGTTGTAATCATCGATACACTTGACCACATCCGCGATAAAACGCGACCAGCTCGGCAGTTTTTTCAAATATTTCTGTTGTTCCTCCGTTAAATCCTTGCCTTTTTCCAAAGCATTAAAAGCACTTTCCATCTTGCGGTACATCAGATTCTTCGTGCTACTGTCCATCCCCGCGCCCGCAAACGTCTCATACTGGCGCGCCATCTCAATCAGATTGTCTTTCCACCATCGCTCAATGATGCCGCGCCCTTGCGGGTTGCCCGCGATACCCGTTTCATGCCGGATACCCAGTCGGGACGTAATACCCGTGATTTCATGGTCTATCGTCTTGCCGGTTTGGCCGCCGCCGTTATCCGAGTGATAGATAATCGGCAAACCAAAATGCTTGACCCCGATACGCAGAGCATCCGATACCGCCACACAACTTTCAGCCAACGACACCGAAAAACCCACCACAAACCGCGTACAACCATCAATAATCACCGTCACTTCCGGCTTAAACGGCCTGCCGTGTACCGGATGTGCCACCTTCGCCTTAAAGCTGTGGCCGTCGCCGATCCAAACATCGTTCGGCTTCAAAGCCCCCCAATCACGTTTCACATAAGGCAGCAGCGATTTATAAGCCGCCCCCGTTTTCCTACCGCGCTCCTGCATAATCAACGGGAGCTTGTCCCAAACGCGCCGCACCATACTCAAGTTAGGCACATCATTGACCGGCATATTTTCCGCTTCCGCCCACTGGACAAACCGGCGGTAGCTGTGCGCCAGTTTCGGCGCGGACGGGATATTGTGAAACTGCATAAACATCGGCAACCAACCGTAGCTCTCAATCGGCTTAACCACCTTCGTCGTCTTCGGAGCCAAAGTAACCAACCGCTCCGTCGCGTTTTCCGCTTTCAAATAAGCAGATATCCAGCCGTCTAAAGTACGTTCGCCAACCTTCGCCGACCGGCTGCGGTCATTGGCCTTTTCCAAGTTCCCAAGCGTGACCGCGTCCAATTTACCTTCTGCCAGCAAGCCCAAAAACTGAGCCACCGCAGCCTTGGCAGAGCAATCGTATTCGTATTTAATCCCCAATACCGCCGCCACCACCGCACATCGCGCATCCGCCACCGACCGTTGTTTCTCGTTCAACAGCTTGGCCGCTTCAGCCAGTGCCTGAGCCGACATCGCCGTCCCCGGTCTGACTTGGGGCAACATTTTCGGCATCTTTTCCGCCAGCTCGTCCGACTGCCGTTTCATGATGGCTGCTCGGATTTCAATAGGTAGGGCATATTCAACACCACCACCCTTACCTTGACGCCTTCTCGTTTGCCAACCATCCCTTTGCGCTTTTTTTCTCAGCCCTATTACTGTTCTTGGCATATTTGGCAACCCAAAATTAAGCAGGCTTTTGAGATCCATATATTCCATTTCAACCCACTCCGAGCATCTCTTTCAATTCAGCTATCTTTTTGTCTCGACAATCTGTTTTCTTGTAATGCGGAAAAACTTCAACTAAATCTTTTTGAATCACTTTCGCGATTGCCTCCGCAATTCTTTTGCTTCCTCGTCCATTTCTTATGACCTCAGAAACAGATTGGTTAGTTACCCCTAAAGCCGAAGCCAACATTCTTGCCGATATATTTTTTTCTTCTAAGGATTTATAGATTTCGTTCGCTTGCATAATGCCTCCATGATAGAATCCATTACTTACTTACCTTACAGGCTTTAATGCCTGCCTTAACTGTTACCTGGATGATATACCCAATATATTTGGTACTATTTTGCGGTGTTTTATGGAACGCATTGATTTAGCATTGAATTTAGTTAAAGAGAGAAGCCGACTTGGATACTCTCGAAAGAATTTTGCTGAGCAAACTGGATGCAGTGCAGAAAGTTTGAGACTGTATGAAAGCGGGCAGGTCAACATTCCTGCGGACTTTTTACTTGCTGCTGTCCAATTAGGGGTGGATATTCAATTTGTCTTTACAGGCATTCATTCGGCAAATTTAAATGCTGTTTCAGACGACCTTAATAAAAAATTGGACGACGCTATTGGCAAATCAAACGTTGAGAATCAGATTAACGGCAACGTCAGTAACGCTGTTATCGCCTCATCTGGTTCGGTTGTTCATCAAATTAATACCCAAAATCACGTCATCAGAACCCGTGTCGATTCAAAACCCGGCAAGGAACATATAACGCTTGAGCAAGCTTCAAAGCTGCAACAACTTGTTAAACAAGTTGCCGCAGCAGAAGAGATTGCCAAACGGTCGCCAAAATCAATCCGTGCAATTTGGGCTAGTCTGAATGCTCACTGTAAAGTTCCAAGTTACAAACTAATCGCATTGAGCGATTACGACAAAGCAGAAACTTATCTCAGAAAATGGCTGGGTAGGTTGAGCAATACAGCAACATCAAAGAACAACGATCCCGACTGGCGAAAAAAGAAATACGCTTATATCAAATTAAATGTAAAACAACTTGAGCTTGAAGATTGGTTGAAAAGTTACCTCGAAAAAAATTTCGCAGTAGAAAGCCTGACTGAATTAAGTAATGACGATTTGCAAAAAACATATGCAGCAGTATCGACTAAAAAACGGAAAAAATAGGCTTAAACATGAAACTCCGCCTTTAAATTCAAGTTTCATGTTTAGCTTATGGTCTTCAGATGCTTTGTTTTTTTAGATGTATGATATTAAAAGATTTTTTCAAACATGGAACTATTATACAAGTTCCATGTTCAGTTTCTAGTTAAAGCCTTTTATAAACATTCTAATCAACCACGCCGAAACCGAGCCGCGCGACGGCCTATATGTCTTGCGTATAGGCAATGACCTCTTTGTCAAACGTGTGCAACGTATACCGGGCAAACTGCTTGTAACGTCTGAAAATCCACGTTACGCACCGTTTGAAATAGATTTGAGTAATACCCAAGACGACATCGCCATCATAGGCCGTGTTGAGTGGTATGGCCGGAGTATTGATTAAATCCAT